AAGAATTCACTATCATCAGGTATGAGCGGTATTCCTTCAGGGTTTGAGTCGATAGACAAATTCACAGGAGGATGGCAACCACAAGACCTTATTATAGTCGGAGGAGCATCTTCTATGGGTAAAACATCATTTGCCCTTGCATTAGCCTCAAACGCAGCCAAAAATGGATGCAAAAGTGTTGTATTCTCTTACGAAATGTCTACTAATCAATTAATATCACGATTATTAAGTTGTGAAACAGAAATTGACAATAGATATTTAATAAAAGGTACTATAAACGACGATGAATGGCGTAAAATCCATACAGCAACAGGTTATTTAGAAACACTTCCTTTATATATTGACGACTGCAACAGCACCAGTTTAAGGTATCTGTTAAATAAAATTCGTCAGTATGTAATAACTAAGGGCGTTAAACTTGTAATGGTAGATTATCTTCAGCTTGTCAGCAACCTTATTAAAGGCAGGAGCAGAGAGCAGGAGGTTTCTATCATTGCAAGGTCCTTAAAGAATATAGCAAAAGAGCTTAACATAACAATTATAGCTTTATCGCAGTTATCTAGAGGTGTAGAAAAGAACGAGGGATGCAGACCAATGTTATCTAATCTAAGAGAATCAGGTGAAATTGAGCAAGCAGCCGATGCAGTAGTATTTGTATACAGACCAGAATATTATGGTTTTGAAGGAGACGCACAAGGCAACAGCACAAAAGGAAAAGCAGAAATAATATTTGCTAAAGGAAGAAACATTGGGATAGGAAGCAAGTGGTTAAAATGGATAAATTATTTAACTAAATTTGAAGAATTAAATATCAACAACTTTGTTAATAAAATCTAATTTATTATCTTTGTGCTATGACAAAAAACTCTGAAGACATTGTAAACAAGGTAAGTAGTAAACTTCCTTATTCGAAGCAATTAATTAGGGAAGTTGTTAATAAAACATTCTCAGAAGTTAAAGAAAGAATAAGCAAGGGAGATAAAGTTATGCTACGAGGTTTTATAAAGTTTGTTAGTGCATCTAATAAACAAAGTAAAACTTATAGTATTGACGAGTACAAACAATTAAAAACAAAAAGCAAGTGAAGCCAAACATTATTGTAGTAGGTAAAAGTGGTTCAGGGAAATCCACTTCATTAAGAAATCTAAACCCTAAATCAACAGCAGTATTAAATATAGAAAGAAAACAACTACCATTTAGAGGAGCTAAAGACTTTTTAAATGTAGCAATTCCTGATTTAAATACATTTAATGCAGCGTTTAAAAAAGCTATGGAGTCTAAAGATATAGATACTATAGTAATTGAATCATTCACAGCTCTTGTAGAAATGATATACAGAGAAGCTGATGTACGATTTAAAGGATTTGACGTATGGTCTTTCTATAATAAAGAGATAGACCGTATATTAAATATGAGTAAGAATACAGACAAAAATGTTGTGTTCTTAGCAATAGATGGAGCTTACGACGGAGATAGCGGTGTACAAGAAAGATTTGTAGCTGTTGACGGGAACCGTTGGAAGAAAAGAGTTGAGAAAGAGTTTGTAGTTTGTTTATATACCGACAACCACAATGGTGAAGATGGTATGAAGTACAGGTTTAGAACTCAATCTCAAGGAAATGACTCAGCAAAGAGCCCAATGGGTATGTTTGAAGAGCTATATATAGACAATGATTTAAAGCAAGTCATTGATAAGTGTGAAGAGTATTATAATTAATTAAAAACAGATAAACAAATGTTTGACAGTTTAGAAAATGTAGAAGTTAAAGAAACAGTTAACTATCTACCAGCAGGAGTTCATGAGGTTACAATAGATAAAGTAAGTACCTCAGCACAAAGAGATGGATACACAGGTACTCCATATACAGAGTTTAAGGTATCTAACTCTAATGGTATTGCTTTCTTAAAAATGAGCGGTGCTGATGACAAAACTAGTGAAAACGCTATAAGAGTTCGTAAAGAAATCTTTAAAGGATTCTTACAAGCAGCAGGTGCTAAAGCTTTTGGTAATATACCTGTAGCTTGTAACGAAACAATAGGTAATAAAATCAATGTTTGCCTAGGAGAGCGAGAGTATTGGACTAATGATAAAGATACAGGAGAACCTGTTATTAAAACAATAGTTGAATACAGGTTTGCCAATTCATCAGGTAAGCCTATTACTTGGATGGACAAGTACAATAAAAGGCTATCACCTTCAGATAGTGCAGCATATAAAGCAGCGCACGAATCATATATAGGTAGTAATACGCCAACATCAAGCAGTGATTTACCATTCTAATATATAAAGTGTAGTAGCCCAGGGAACTGGCCTTTGGCCCGATGGGCTGCTACCACTTTTATTATGAAGCTAAAACATATAGCAAAAGTTGCAAAAGGTAAATTACACTTTGCAGATAAAGAAAGATTAAACCAAGATGTAAAAAGGTACGAGGAAAGAACAGTAGAGGTTACAATCTCTGAGTACAGACCTAAACGTAGTAATCAATTGAATCAATATTATTGGGGAGTAGTGGTAAAGATTATATCCGATTACACAGGATATACAAAGGAAGAAACACACGAGCTGTTAAAGCAAACTTTTCTAAAAAAGAAAGTCCTTATTAATGATGAATGGTATGATACTACAGAAAGTACCACTAAGTTAGATAACAAGCAGATGTTAGAGTTCATTGAACAAGTAAAACAATGGGCAGCAGAAACATTCTACTTATATATACCCGACCCGCATGAAAAGTAATGAGATATTTATTCCATTTAATGTCAGCTCAAGCAAGAACAGTAAACAATGGACAGGTAAGTACTTGATAAACAGCAAGGCAACAAGGACATATATAAAGAACAGCAAAAAAGCTTATCAAGAAAACAAAGATAAGTTCATTGAGCTAACCAAAAACTTAGATAAACCTTTACATATATCATTCTTTTTTATACGCAATAGTCGTAGGAAGTTTGATTACATCAACCCAGCGCAAACAGTACAAGACCTTATGGTTAAATATGAATGGATAGAGGATGATGATATACATAACTTAGTTCCACACTTCGATGGATACTCAGTTGACAAAGAAAATGCAGGAGTAATTATTAAAGTTTTAAATATGGATAATAAAGAAAACAATTATATCCGAAGCAAAAAACATAGAGAATTTCTTATAGAGCAATACAATAGAAATAGACCTACTGATAAACAGGTTCATTCTATGGAGGAATTAAATAGAGCATTGCTAACTGAAGAAATTAATACACTGTATATACAAGAAAGAAAAGGTAAAGAAAATTATGAGTAGAGAAACACACAAAAGCAGGTTATTAAAATACCTTAAGGAGTATAAAAGCATAACATCCTTAGAAGCAATTAGAGATTTAGGTAACACTAGATTATCAGCAAGTATATTTGTTCTTAAAGATGAAGGACATAATATACAAACAGAGAACACTCAAGTGGCAACACGTTGGACAAACAAAGACGGAAGCCGAAAAACAACAACAGTAGCTAAATATACATTAATATGATGGAGGGAGAATTATTAACGAGACATATGCCTACTCTATTAGAAAACAATGGGATTATTACTAATGATAATTACTATGAAGATAGAGAGTATATAACTGCAAGTATGATTAAAGCTGCATCAACATGTAGTAAAGTTAAGTTCGACCACATTATGAACAATAATATAGAAACAGAGCCTATGCTAATAGGTTCAGCGTTTCATCATATGATGTTAGAACCAGACACATTTAATGACACGTATGCATTTGAACCTGCTATGGACAGGAGGACAAAAGCAGGTAAAGAGTATATACAAGAGTGGAAAGAGCTTAACAGCCATATTCCAAATCATGTACCAGGTAAGAGCGAAGAGATGTTATTAAATATGAAGGAAAGCTTGTTGTCTCACCCTACATATGAACAATTAATGTCAGGTTGGGATAAGTCCTATAAAGAGGAAATATTTCTATTTAATATGTGTAATAGTAAATGCAAGCTTAAGGTTGATTATTATGACCCTATAGGAAATTATATTGTAGACATTAAAACGTGTAACTCTATAAACAGAGATGATGTTATTGATGCTATAAACAAATATCAATACTTCCTACAAGCTGCTTTTTACATGGATGCATTGCAAGCTAAAAACTTTTACTTTGTATTTATAGAAAAGAAAGCTCCGTATGACATCTTAATAGCAGATTATACATCAAGACTTGATGATGGTAGAGTCTTCTATAGCATAGGTATAAGCAATATAGAATTGTTTAGACGTATGGATGAGTTAAACCATACAACTAAAATGTTTCATAACGAAAATCTAATAACTCAATTGTAATGAAGGTAGTTTTTGTATATGGAACATTAAAGAGAGGGCACGGGAATCACGTCTTATTAAAAGACAGTGATTTCCTTGGACCCGCTATAACTGAAGATAAATTCATTATGTACCAATCAGGTGTACCTTTCGTATCTAAACATCATAATATGGTGGTAATATCAGGAGAGGCATATAAGGTGGATGAGCTTACATTAAACAGATTAGATATGTTAGAGGGTCATCCTACTTGGTATAAAAGAGAGGAAACACCTATAAAGTATATAAACAGAGAAGGTAAAATAATAAACACTAATGCGTGGTTGTATTTTTGTGACGACATACCTAGCCAAGCTGAAGTAATAACAACTGGAATATATGGTTTCAAAAAAAATAACAGATTTAGGACGCTACTATAGCAACAAATCTATTAGAAAAAAGGTAGACAAACTTTTACATAAGAACTCTATCATACAAAGCAATTTAGGTATAGATAGTACTAAAGCAGAAAAAGATGAAGCAAAAGCTAAGACAAAAGAAATCTATAACAATATCAAATCCCTGGACTCAGTGTTTGCAAAGAATGCTTTCCCTGAATATCAAGGATAGGGACAGGGAAATAATAGGTGCGCTTATACAAAAAGCATACTTATATAACGACATTACAGTAGACATACTTAATACTAGAAAGAGAAGGTTAGTAGATACTAATAGTATATTAGCTAAAATAATTCAGCAATATTTTAAACTACCGTATCAAGACCTAGGTACTATATTTGGAAAACATCATGCTACTATAATTCATTATATTAACAACTATGAAGAAATTTTATGCATAGAACCGAAACACAAATCAACATATAATTATCTTGTTGAGGTTGTAAACCGTACAAAGTTTGGGGCATTTGATTTTGAAACCTACGATACAAACTCTAAAAACTATGCAGAGTTAAAAAATTCTTTTGAAACATTAGTAGGACAACATAAATTGTTAAGAGAGCAATTAACAAAAATAAAATCTATATTAGATGTCTGAAAAATATCAAATGCCCATATACTTTAGTAGTGTTACTTACAATATTAGGCATTACGGGAAAAGAAAAGGAAAGAAAATATTGTTAGACAAAATAAATACAAAAACAACCAATGAGGTTCATATAGGAAATACAGTAGAGTTGTTAAATAACAAAAAATATAACAACAGATTACTTAATTCATTAAAAATTGAAAATGAAAAAAACCAAGGTTGTGAACTAACAATAATTAATGTAGAGCCAATAGTACAATGTGGCTTTACAAACTATAGGTTTAAAGATGAAGAGTAATACGAGAGTAAGCTGCGTGAGTGCTACATCATTTTTCTAATCAGGGTGGGTTAAATAACTCTGCGGTTATCACCCGCCTTGATTAGTTTAATTAAAAAAAAGATTATGAATATAGTAATTAGTATTTTTGTATTTGGTTTGCTTTATATAGCATATGATACAATAAAAACAAAAAAAGAAATTAAAAAAAATGAAAGGTGTAATAACGACTGTTCTAAGGAAGGCGATGAAAAAAGGCAACCCCGTAAGCGTAGTAAAAAGGTGGTTAAAAATGAAACACAAAATAAACGTAAGTATAACAGCACTAAAAAAAAGGGTGCAAAATCTAAAACTAAATGAGCAAAAGTAAAAAAGAGTCTTTAAAAAAGGCAGACGACCAATTAACAAAAGACATAAAGAAGTTTGAGGTGCTATTCAATAGCTTTACAGACGATGAAAAAATACTATATAATAGACTACATAGCTATGATAAAGTAAACTTTGCAACACAACTAGCTATAGGATTTGCAGTTGAGACTTCTAACTTAAGCGAGAAAGTGGTTAAAGAAAAATGGACTGCATATACAGAAAAGCTAGAGAAAATAGCTAACAAGGAACAAGAAGAAAAAGAAGAAACTAAACTAGAAGTAGTTGATTAATCATAAGAAGGTGTACTGCACCTTCTTTAGTTTAGACATAAGTGACCACATTCTATGTACCAGTTGTGGACAAGTTGCTGTAGACATTCATCATATACATCCACGGGGTATGGGCGGCTCTGAAAAGGATTATATAGAAAACCTTGTAGCACTATGTAGGAAATGTCATGATAAGGCTGAAGCAAGTCGCTCATTTAATAAAGAGGTTAGGATTAAACACTTATCTAAAATACTTTATTTTTTAAAACAAAACTAAAAGGTTTGCAGGGTAGTGTTTACGACATAGACACATTGTAGTAATACTCACACTGCATTCCATTTGTTTTGTGCCACACAAAAGCGTGAGCACGTTTAGTTGTAGATATATATCCACTATCATCATGCCATTGGTCAGTAGGGCTCATACTTCCTAAATGTCGTACTGCAATACCATTAAGTTCTTCCACCTGACCCATAATATTCGTTTTAAGGCTATGTAGATGCCCTCTGTGGACTTCAATGTGTTTTACTTGACTCCACACCTCACGGAAGCGTTGAGAGATTACAGAGGCTAAATTCTTATAGTTCTTTACTCTATGTCCGTGGTCAAATATAAGTAAACACTCTCCGTATACATAACCCTTCATTAAAGGTCTTGAGTTGTCTACAGTTATATGTGGAGTTTCTTCATATAAGGCTTCTAATGCATCACCCATATGCAGCATGGATTCTTCGTCGTGATTACCAGGAACAACGACGACCCGAACAGGAGCTTTTTGAGAGAGAGAATTAATACACTCAATTAATAATTTTCTACCGAATCTATAAGCCTCATATGCTGATACAGAGTTACTTTGAGGAGTTCCTTTAGTTGTAGAACCAAATGGTTTATCTTTATCTATATTAAGGAAGTCGTTACCTACAACAAAAACTATTTCTTCGATTTCGAATCCTCTCGCTCTGTGAAAAAGGGAATCAATAGCATTGTGAAGCCTATCCCTAGCCACATCAAGAGAATAAAAATCACCATCAACGCCCAACTTGCCAAGATGCAGGTCGTATGCCCCAATTTCGAGCAAGTATCTTTCGCTATCTTTCTTATTAGTTTTATAAGTCGGTTTAAATGCATAAGATGAAAAGGCTTCGAATAAGTCTTGTTTTAAATCCTCTCTTAATTTAGTTAAATTTTCCCAGACATTAATCTTCTTAAATTTAGCTTTAGTTCTATACATAGTAACGGTGACGGGTTTCCTGTCGTTATCAAACCCCGTTACTTCATATGTACCTATATCAAACCAGTCTACCTCCCAGGTATCCAGGTCAACATTGCAGTTTTGTATAAGGTCATCTAAGGATTTTACTCTTTTACTGTCTTCGACAGAAATAACTAAAGAATCTTTTTGTTCATTTTTAGTTACTTTCTCATTACTATTCGATGAGTGTAAACCTGCTGCAAATGCTCCTTCAAAGTTAGCTCTAATCCTTCTTGCTACACTTCTAACTTGTTCGTATGTAGCGTCAAATATCTTTGCCGTTTCTGAATAGTCTTTATTAAGTTTTTCAGGGTTATCAATTAGATATTGTCTAATTTTTTCACTTTTTTCCACGATTTCTTGCTCTATTTTTAGACTGTCTTTCTTTAACTACTCCACCCTTTTTAGTATGGGACATGTCTTTACCATCTTTATTGCCGTATGTACCTGCTTTACGATTTTTAGCATTCAACTCTGACCTATACTTTTTTCGTTTAGGAGATGAATGGTACTTCTTGTCGTAAGCCTGCTTTTTTTTACGAGCTTTAGGGTTTGCAGCGTAGTATTTAGCACTTCGACTCTTACCCTTACCCTTACCAGCTAATGTATTTCTTGCCATTATTCTTCTTGGTTGGGAGGATTAATAAATGCTATATATAAAAAAGGAAAATATATATGAGTTTCAGTGTAAGAATACACTTCATCTTGAGGAAAGGTTCTTACTCCGAACATTATTCCACTATATAAACCTAACTGCACTTCCATTACATAATATTTTTAGCGTTAACACCTATATCTGCTAACCACTTCCTTACTTGTATACCAGCATTTGTGTCAAAAAAAAGTGATGAACATCCTATTTTTAAATTTTGATTATATAATAGGTGGTACATCACTATATGTTCTAAACTATCGTATTGCTTCCAGGTCGCGGTGTCAGAAGCTTTGCCATCTAATTTACCGCCTATATACGCAATGTGTTTATAGGATTCATCTGTTGATGGGTGCTCCTTACCCGCTTTATACCTTGAAAGTTGACCATTAAAATGTATTATATCACAAGATACGGATAAATTATATTCTTTTTTCTCAGGAACATGGTTTTTTTCAGTACCCGTAGAGTGTATGATTAGATATTCAATCACTTTTTCTTTATCTTCTCTATACTCCTTCCTGCAAAATATGCACCATATACAGTAATTAATAAAGTTTGGTATATCGGAATATACGCTGGTGAAATACTGAAACCTCCAGCATTGCCATCAAATATAGATATAACAACAAACATTGCTGTTAAAAAGACACAGATTAATGGTCTTATATTCTTAGATAGCCAATTATCAGACTTCATATCGGCTTCCCATCGCCTTGTGACTTGTTCTTGAGCCTGAGATTCAGCTTTCATAAGAACCTCTTCTATCGCTCTTTTAGCAGCTAACCTTTCTTCTTTAGATGTAGTTAGATTATCTACAACAGTACCTACCTGTTGTATTATTCCACCACCTAATATATCTAATAGTTTGCTCATAGCGCGACATGTATATCAGCATATCTGTAAGAGGTGTCACCGTCTTTATCTTTATATGCTTCTAATACTTCTTTTCTATTCTTTTTTTGCCTTAAAGATATATGTATCCAAGCAAAATCAAATTCATTAATCATTTGGTCAAAATCTAATTTTGAACTTAAAACCCAGTCGTATATTTCTCTATTACACATTTGACCATCTTTCCAAAATTGCAAGTCCAAAGCTTGACCCTTACAATGCTGCGATTTAGAACTTCCCCCAATCGAACGATTAAGTGAAGGGCTACGATACCCACTACTAATACGAATAGGGCCAAGAGCGTCCCGCATAGGTTGTATAAGCTCTGTAATAAGAAACTGCATACTTGCCAAATGTTCTTTAGAAGGCTCATTACTAATGCCTAATCTTGTTGCTGTGTTACTTCGAGTTATTTCTGATAACACAAAATTTTTACTTAGTCTCATTATCTAAACTTTAAAATGCTTCCATTATAATTTCATCAACCGACTCTTGAACTTCTTTTCTTGTAGCTTCCATAGTCATCATGATGTTTGCCTGGAACCTTTTTACTTCTTCATTATTATTAAACACAACTAAAGTAGGAACAACGACAATCTTATATTCACTTGCCCATCTAGAGTCTGAAGCTATATCAACTCTCTCTGTATCACAATCAGTTAATTTAGATAACCAAACCACCTCGTTAGATTTATTAAAGCTAGCGTTAAACTCTACTACATGTAACCCGTCAGGGAAATCTTGTGAACATACAGTTGTTGATAAAAGAAAAAATATATAAAATAAGTTTTTCATATCGCTATTCTTATTGTTACTATACCTAGTGTAGCCCCTACAGTATTTGCAAACATATCGTTCCAATTAGAGTCTCCATGTTTTCTATCACAAATCTCTTTACCTGCTCCTATTAATAAAGAGACTGCTAGTCCTGACACTAAAGCCTGGTTTTTATTTTTTGTTTTTTCATATACTATAGCAGCAACAGAAGAACTTATACCATAAGAACCACCCATGTGTAGCAACTTATCATTTTTGAATACTTGAGCCGTCGTATTTAAATTTATAAATAGTAAAATCCAAAACAGTTTAATCATTATTTTAATTTGTCAATCTTATTCTCCACCCTAATCATTTGGTCTTTAATTTCTTTTACATCATCTTGTGTAGACATAATAGTTTGGCGTATAAGCTGGTCTTTCATATCATACTCCATACGGGTAATTTCAGGGTCTGGAGGTAGAGGTAATTTTTTAGCCTCTGCTATATCTCCTTGTAGTACAAACCAACCACTAATAACAGCAGCCATAATAACCCCAATGCCTGCTAAGGTTTTTAAACTTACCTGTACTGCTGTGTCCTCATTTAATTCTTTTGCCATCTTTTAAAATATTACATAATTAAGACCTACACTAAAGTTGTGCCATCTTCTGTTCCAATACTTATTATACTTCCCTTCTACAAATATACCTAAACTTTTATTAAATCTATAACCAAATATTAATCCACCAGAATAATCAACCCATTGACCACCATTAAAGCTATGGTAAGAGTATGTATTCTCATTGTCTATATGGTATGGCATAATGTTTCCCCATGTGTGAAACCAAAAGTCTTTTGTAAAATGATAATAGTCTAAACCAACAACAAAAGAGTATTCAACTATATTTGATAAGGAATTTCTTTGGTTTTCTACATAATTATTTATAACTTCAGGGATAACAACCTCCTCCCATACAGCCTGACTGCTAGCAACAAGCTCTCCGTTAGGTGAAAAATATTCTCCATCTAAAGTGATGGAGTAACCCTCTTGGAGAGCAAGGTAAGTATAGTGGAGAGTACCACTAGCAAGTACCCACTCCTCCAGAGGATTGAAACCATAAGGTTCGGCAAGCCGTTGAACAAGCCCCCCATTCAACGATAGCTTGCCTTCCTTTATTTTTAACCTATATCTTTGTGAGGCTTCAAAGTATTTAATATCTGCAAATCCATCTTCAAGGTACGCCACTTTGGCTACCCACCTATCTGCTACATATCTTACAAAGTGATTCTGGTTCACATAGTTAACGCCTAACCTTCTCACGAAGTCGGCTTCAAATAAATATTCAAAGCCGTCTAACCGACCTAATGTAGCTGCGTCTGAGTATGAATTCTCAGTACCATTATAAAATGTATTTGCTCTGTTTTCATATCCAAATCTTTTTATTTTTCGAATACCAACAGACAATGTGTAATCAAACGGTGTTTTGACTACATCTTCCTCTAAGGCCCCTGATGTTACCGACCATATCTGGTCATCAGATAGAGATGTACCGCCATTTATAGCAGTATATATAGTAGAGTATTTAAATATATTTTTAATACTCTGGGAGCTTCCTAAAAAGGGAATAAATAATAAAAGGATTAATATCTTTTTCATTGCTTAATTACTTTCTTGTTAATCGTCTTACCGCGATATGCAATATTAAGCATATATATTCCATTAGATAATTCAGACATATCTATTTGATTTTCTGTAGTAGTTAATATTAAGTTTCCTATAACGTCAAACAACTCAACCTTCACGCTCTCCTTGCTAACAATATTTAAAATATTCTTTATTGGGTTAGGATATATAACAATACCGTTGTCATTTAA